ATGGACAACGATCTGTGGTAAATTTCATTAAGCATCACTATCAACTTCAAACTGAAAATATAATCAACCCAAAGTAATACTAATATGTGCTCAAAACCAGACATCCCTAAGCCAGCTCCTCCTCCCGCTCCTCCTCCCCCTCCTACGGAGACAGCTAAAAAGGTAGAGAACAAGGCTCTCAAGAAACGTCAAAGCTCCAAAAAGCGTGGCACTTCTGCTCTTACAGTTCGTCGCTCTACAGTGAACACTGGTTCATCTGGCAGTGGCGCTAATATCAATTACTAATTAAATACAAATATGGCAGACCGAACCCTCACGATTAACCACGCAGATGGAGACAGTGAAACTTATACTATCAACCGTGACAAGTTCGCGGGGGTTCGGAGTATGGAGGTGACGGGTCAACCTCTGGACGCCAACACCACCTCAATCCAAGTAACCGTTGCGGGACACGCTGACCTTAGTGGTATATATAACCTAACTAGCGGTGGTTCGGGCTTCGACTGGGCGCAACAGGGGGGCAATGGTCAGATTGTTCGCGAGCAAAACAGTCAGTATAATTATCACTGGTTGGTGTCCGATAATTCTGATGGTAACCCCTACTCAACTTTCGGTAGTGGCTTAGTTTCTGAAACAGATTCCAGACCTTGGAAAGAGACTGACACAGGTATCCTACTTATGGCTCCTGTCCCAGAAACCCTCACAGTAGACCACACAGCGGTTCCCAAGACCGTAGCCAAAGAAACAACCTTTGGTGGTTCTCAAAGTATTACCATCAAGAGGGACATCGAGCCACTACTAAGTAAAGTAGTAGGTGGAGCAGCAGCAGCTTACAGCCTACGTGACCTCAACGACAAAGCGGGTAACAACAAGGTTGTTGACGTAAGACGTTCTAGCGGTGGAGAGCAAGCCTTCTTAGCCAAAGAAGTATCTAATGGAACGCTCACAGCTTGGGTTGGAGCAGGTAATGATGGCTTCGTATCCAAATGGTATGACCAGTCAGGTAATGGTAACGATGCCGTTCAGCCTACCTCTACAAGCCAACCTAAGATTGTAAGTTCTGGTAGCCTAGTAACTGGTGGTCTTCGCTTTGACGATGCTCAAAAACTAGAAACTGCTGGCACGTTCTCATTTGCAAGTGGAACTACGCTGTCTACGTTTATTACTAATAAATCAGATGGAGATGAAGCCGCATACCTATTTAGATTTGTTTCTGATTATATTGTTTACAATACTGCTGGTGGTGTTCGCAGGGCGTATGCTGGGGCTAATGCTAACTCAGGAACTCTTGGTTCGGACGAAGAACTTTGGACTACTATCTCTACTTTAAATAGCTCTGGAGGAACAGCTAACTTTTTTGCTAACGGAACACTTGTATCCTCGGCTGACACAAACATTGGCACCAGAACGGTCAGTAGTAAAGTCTTAAACATTGGTGGAAGTTCTTCGTCTAACCACTGGAACGGAACTGTCAATGAAGTTGTCTTTTACGCTACTGACCAAACTTCTAATCGTGCAGCCATCGAAGCTAACATTAACAATCAATACGACATCTACTAATGTATCTAATATACGCAAGCGAAGAAGCAGGCATCGAACGTGCCGACGAAGAAGGTAAAGACCGTAACTTCCCCTACTGGACTACTGGAGGAACAACACGCTGGGTGACTAAGCCAGTCCCTACGGCTGACGGCATGTGGGCTTTAGATGTTTCTGAGTATGACCTCGACGACCTTGAGGAGACTTCCACCGTTGACACCTACGCAATCCCTGACACCATCGAAGATAACCCTTAATTACCCCCTTTAACCCTGTCCGTTCCGTAGCGCTCCTTAACCTCAATCGGTGAGATTTTATGACCAACAGAAGGAAGCCCACCGTTCGGACAGGGATTATTTATAAATATACAACATATGAATACTGAAACAGCTCAAGCACTCTACTCCAAACTGGAAGGTAAGCGATACCAATACGTAGATCGTGCTCGCCAGTGTTCCAAACTAACTCTACCCTACATCATTACTGATGAGGGCTTTGGCGCACATAGCCGCCTAGAAACACCCTTTCAAGGCATCGGTGCTCGTGGAGTAAATAACCTAGCTTCTAAATTACTGTTAGCACTCCTGCCACCTAATGCCCCTTTCTTTCGTCTTAACGTAGACAATCATGGACTTGAACAAGAGGGCGCTCCACCAGAGTTAATCTCCGAGATTGAGAAATCCCTTCAGCAAGTTGAAGAGTCCGTTATGGACGAGATTAGTCGTGAGACATATCGCACTGCTCTCCATGAGGCCCTAAAGCACCTTATCATAACAGGTAATTCTCTAGTCTACCTTCCTGAAGATGGAGGTATGCGTGTGTTCCATCTTGACCGTTTCTGCGTAGAGCGTGACCCAATGGGTAACATTCTCTACATCTGCACCAAAGAGCAGCTATCCTATATGTCCCTCTCACAAGAGATGAAAGACATTGCTGGTAACACTGATGGACAAGGCGCTGACAATGACGTCAACCTGTTCACTGCTGTGTGCCGCAAGGAGAATGGATGGAAGGTATGGCAAGAAATCAATGGCAACCTTATTCCTGATAGTGAAGGCTTCTACCCACTAGACAAGAACCCCTTTATCCCGCTCCGCTTCTCCCGCATCGATGGTGAGGATTATGGGCGTGGATACGTTGAAGAGTATCTAGGTGACTTGCAATCTCTTGAGAGCCTCCAAAGAGCTCTTGTAGAAGGCTCGGCAGCCGCTGCTAAGGTACTCTTCCTCGTTAATCCCAACGGCACAACTCGCGCTAAGACACTTGCTGAATCCCCTAATGGTGCTATCGCTCAAGGTAACGCTGCTGATGTGTCCGTTCTCCAGCTCAACAAGTTCAATGACTTCCGAGTTGTCCAAGAGAGCATCCAGAAGATTGAAGAGCGTCTCGGTCACGCCTTCCTGTTGACCTCAGGTGTTGTTCGTAACGCTGAGCGTGTTACAGCAGAAGAGATACGTATGCTAGGACAAGAACTAGAGGTCGCTATTGGTGGTCTCTATTCGTTACTCTCAGTAGAGCTTCAGATGCCTATGGTTAATCGCTTGATGGATGTCATGCGTAAGAAGAAGAAGCTCCCTAAGATGCCTAAGGACATTATCAATCCTGTTATCATTACAGGTGTAGAAGCCCTTGGTCGTGGTAACGATTTACAGAAGCTGGATATGTTCCTAGCTGGTGCTGCTCAAGTAGTAGGCCCTCAAGCCGTAGCTCAATATGTGAGTGTCGGAGAATACTTTAAACGTCGTGCTACCTCCCTCGGTATTAAAACTGATGGATTAGTAAAGACAGAAGAACAAATGGCTCAAGAAGCCCAACAAGCCCAACAAATGCAAATGGCAGAAAAGCTAGGCCCAGCAGGGATCAAAGCTATTTCTGACCAAGCGAAAGTACAACAAGAACAAGCTCCCGTAGAGGAATAAGAGAAATAGAAAATGGCTGACCTACATCAAGTACAGATCAACGAAACAAACGAGGAAGAGAATATCTCCCTAGAAAAACAGGCTGCTATGCAAGACGAAGCAGCTAACCAGCGTAACCAAACGCTTGAAGCCGACCCCAACGAGGGCAAGGAAACTATCGAAGAGCAACTTAATGAAGAAGAAGAGGCTACCGAAGAGGAACGTCCTGAGTGGCTTGATGAGAAGTTTGAGAGTCCCGAAGAAATGGCTAAGGCTTACAAGGAGCTTCAGAAGAAGATGTCCAAGCCAAAGTCAGACAAGAAGGCTACAACAGAGGAGTCATCTCCTACAGAGGCAACTACAGGCGCTATTGATGCGGCTCGTGGCGAGTTCGCTGAGGCTGGTGAGTTGTCTGACAAGACCTTTGATGCTCTTGAGGCCGCTGGGTTACCCCGTGAGTTCGTTGAGCAATACATCGCTGGTCAAGAAGCTATGTCTGTTCAGCAAGCTGCTACTATTCAAGAGTCGATTGGTGGCGCTGGAAACTACGAGGCTATGGCTGAGTGGGCTTCTGAGAATCTCGCTGACACTGACCTTGACGCGTTTAACGACATTGTAGAAGGCAACTCAGTAGAGCAAGCCCGTGTAGCTGTTAAAGGACTGTATGCTCAGTTCCAAGCCGCTGGAGGCAAAGGCCCTTCTCTCGTTCAAGGTTCCACTTCAGGTGACTCAGGTGTAAAGCCCTTTGGTTCTACTGCGCAAGTTACTGAAGCTATGCGTGACCCTCGTTATGCTAGTGATCCAGCTTACCGTGAAAACGTAGAAAAGCGGATGTCCGTTTCCTCAATATTTTAAACCAACAAAGTAAATTATTATGAAAGAAATTATCTCATACCTAGTATCTAACGTGGACAGTATTCTACTTACTGTTTCTGCTATCGTAGCTGCCGCTTCTGCTGTAGCTGCTCTCACCCCTACCCCTTCAGATGACGCTTTTGTTGCTAAAGCTTACAAGGTCATTGATTGGCTAGCCCTTAACATCGGTAAAGCTAAAGACAAGTGATAGCTACTGTCGTTCAATTACTAATAGCGTTCCCTAAAATAGGAAAGCTGTTGCTAACGATACGTTCTGAATATGTCAAAGAATTGGCTAATCGTCGTCACGCTGAGCACCGCACTCGTATTGATGAGTGGGTGCGCGACACTGAGACAAAGCAGGATTCCTGAGTTTATAGAGGAGCTAGACCAACACGAGTTTAGTTCCTCTGAGAGGGAAACCATCGGGGACATCCTCGACTACGTTAATGACCTAGAAAACGATGTTAATTAAACTCATACTCGCATCCCTTTTACTGTTTGGGTGTTGCCAAGCAGACACCTCAATAACCCTTAAAGACTTCGTTAAGTTAATCCCTCAGTGGGAAGTCTACCCCGACAGTCCTCACACAATAGTGGGTGACAATGGGGCTGCTTATGGGCACTACCAGATACACAAGGTAATGGTAGATGATTACAACCGTATTACTGGTTCTAAAGCCACTCATACGGACGCCTTTGACCCAGTGGTCGGGGAGCGTATCGCCTATGCTGTTCTGAGCCACTACGCGAAGCACATTCAAGCCTCTGGGATTACACCTACGGCTGACCACATGCTGTTCATCTGGAACGGAGGTGGTGGAGCTTGGAAACGTGTTGAGAACCCACAAGCTGACCAGAAGCAAATCAATCTTAATACCTACAGAAGTAGGGCAACCCCAATAATAAATAACTACATAAATGGCAAAGAGAAAAGGCGTAAGCCTACGGAAAGAACATAAGTCTAAGAGTGGAGGTCTCTCCAAGAAAGGCAGAGACTACTACAATCGTAAGACTGGTTCTAACCTAAAAGCACCTCAACCTAAAGGAGGCGCTAGAAAACGCTCTTTCTGTGCTCGTATGAGTGGTGTCAAGGGGCCTATGAAAGACTCCAAAGGACGTCCTACTCGCAAAGCTCTCGCCCTTAGAAAGTGGAAGTGCTGACCTATGAAAAACTGTGGATGTTCAAAATGTGCTATGAAACGTAAGAAACTAACAATCAAAAAATCTAAACCCAAAAAATACTAATGGCTAAAATATGCCCTAAAGGAATCGCTTGGGCAAAGCGCACCTTCGACAAATACCCATCTGCTTATGCAAACATGGCGGCATCTAAATATTGCAAAGACCCTAATTATGGCAAAGGGCGTAAGAACCTAAAAGTCAAAAAGAAAAAGTAACATGGGAGAACTAGCAAAATGGAGAGCCCAACGCTGGGTTCGTATTGGAACCGATGGAAACATCAAAGGTGAGTGTGGCACTTCCAAGAATAAGAAGAACCCTGACCGATGCCTTCCCATCGCTAAAGCTAGAAGCCTCAGTAAATCAGAACGAGCATCTACAGCTAAAAAGAAAAAGAAAGCTGGCTCTAAAGGTAAGCAGTTTGTTTCAAATACTAAGGCTGCTCGCGTGTCTTTGCGCGTTAATAAAAAGAAATAAACCTTTCGTTCCCATCCGCAAGAAGTAACAGCTTTGCCCTCCGAGGAGGATAACCTAGCGGTGAACCAAGTGAGTAAGAACACCTAACCTGTAACCCCCACTCTGGGAGTTGCTACTAAGTAAACTAACTCAAAAAGAAAAACTAATACAATGGCTAATACAAGTCCGTCCCGTTTGGGACAAGTAAATTATGACGGAGCGCTCCCAAATACGGGAGATGCTAATGCTCTCTTTCTTAAAGTGTTCTCAGGAGAAATCCTGACTACCTTTGAGGAGCAGAACATCATGAAAGACCTGCACATGGTTCGCACCATCTCGTCTGGTAAAACAGCTCAGTTCCCTGTCACAGGTGTTGCTGAAGCTAAATACCACACAGTCGGTGAAGACATCGTGGACAGCTCTAACAGCTACCTATCCAACATCAAGCACGCTGAGCGCACCATCAACATTGATGACGTTCTGATTGCTTCGACGTTCATCGCCAATATCGATGAGCTCAAGAACCACTACGACGTCCGTAGCATCTACGCTAAGGAACTCGGTAAGGCTCTTGCTAAGCGCTTCGACATCGCAACAATGAAGACTCTCTTCGCTGCTGCTGGTGGTTCGTCCGAAATCGGAGGCAACGGAGGCACAAGCGTCTCTGGTGCTACTACCACAACTGCCGCTGGTCTTGTTGACTCGCTCTACGCTGTGGCTCGCTCGCTTGACGAGAAAGACGCTCCTGAAGAAGGTCGTTTTGCTGTTCTCACTCCAAGCCAATACTACACTCTCCTCACTGCTGACAATGTTGCGATCAATCGTGACACAGGTGGTGTTGGTGATGTTTCAACAGGTAAGATTGCTCAAGTTGCTGGTATCAGCCTCTTCAAGAGCAACCATCTCGACAGCATCATTGCTGGTGGTGATGACTCTGCTGTAGCTACTGGTGATGGCGCATCTAACAATGATGTGTTCGGTGCTGGTGGTACTGGCTACAACGGTGACTTCTCCGCATTGAGCGGCACTGGTACTGCTAAGGGATTCCTTGCAGGTACTAAGGAAGCTATCGGTACGGTTAAGTTGCTCGACCTCGCTACAGAGTCCGAGTACCAAATCCAACGCCAAGGCACTCTGTTCGTTGCTAAATATGCAATGGGCCACGGTGCGTTACGCCCTGAGTGTGCCGTTAAGGTTCTCCCTGCGTAAGTAATACCAATTAAGCTGAGACCCCTTGGGACAATCCCCTTGGGGTCTCTTTTTAAATCCCTTTAACTTTATATAAATAATATGCCTACTCTGACATCTAAATTAGAAGCAGTAAATTCGATGCTAGGACACATTGGTGAAAGCCCTGTGAACAGTATCAGCAACACCAACGCACTCCCAGTTTCCGCTGCTACAGCTATCTCTGCTCTTGATGAGGTTAGTCGTGCTGTTCAGTCTGTAGGATGGCAATTTAACACAGAAGTAAACGTCACCCTGAGCCCTGCTGGGGATGGCACTATAACTCTCTCAGAGGACATCCTTGAGCTAGACCCCATCGACACTTCAATAGATGTCGTACAGCGCGGTTTAAGCCTCTTTGATCGCTCTAATAACACCACAGTGTTTACCTCTGACCTCAAAGTAAACCAGACACGCCTTCTTGAGTGGGAATCCCTACCTGAGCAAGCGCGTCGTTACATCACTCTGCGTGCTTCCCGTGTGTTTCAAGGACGTATCGTAGGCTCTCGTGAGCTAGAAGCACTAATAGCTCGTGACGAATACAAAGCCTATGGAGCACTCATGGATTATGACAGTGGTAGCTCTGACAGGACTATATTTGACAACTACGACGCCGCTTCCAGAATTGGTATCAACCGTAACTACGATCTTACATAATGGCTTTAATTAACACTTCGGTTCCTAACCTTATTCAAGGTGTCTCTCAACAACCTGATGCCACTCGTTTCGATGGCCAATGTGAGGAGCAGGAAAACGCTCTTAGCTCTGTTGCAGAGGGATTGAAGAAGCGTCCTAATACTAGGCACATCGCTAGGTTGCTTACAACCGCTATTGATGAGAATAGTTTTGTTCACTTTATCAACCGCGATGACAACGAGAAGTATGTAGTCATACATACAGGCACAGGAATAGAAGCGTGGAACATAATCTCAGGTGTTAAGTGTTCAATAAACGGTTACACAACGCCCTTAACTCCTCCTAATTATCTATCCACCAATACGCCCAAAGAAAGCCTCAAGGCACTCACGGTAGCAGATAATACTTTCATTGTTAATAAAGATGTTAGTGTTGGGTTATCACCAACTAAAACAGCACCTCTCGATAAGAAAGGATTTGTTTACGTAGCTCAAGGAGACTACGAGAAAAAGTATCAAGTCAATGTTGGAGGAAACATTAACGGTGTTGTTACAAATGACCAAGCGACCTTTGACATCGCTGTCGAAAGTTATGCTTGGTATGGAAGCTGGTCAAAATTTAGGGTCGCTGGAGGCGTAGGAAGTAGTGTAAGTATAACTAACGCAGGTTCAGGATACGCATCAACAACACCAGATGTTTTAGAACTAGTTTTTAATTGGGGAACTTTAGGCGCAACGGTTCAATTTGCTACTTATAACACTATTGACAGAATGCCAGTCATTCGAGTCACCTTTGAGGACGATGGTACGCTAGATGCAAACGGAGTTTCAAACGGAACTAAAAGGATAGCCACCGCAACCATTGAGGATGTAGGAATGTTTGGACAGCACATAGCGAGTTATACAGGAAATAGCTTTGCGGACAGTTATAATGCTAGTATATCTGGCGTTGTTCAGGGAGACACTATTACTGGCACACAATACTCTTTTTCTACCACAGGTGCTAATGATACCGAAGCTGTACTCGCAGATACGGCTGTAATAGCAAGATCCATATTTGATGATTCACCCCATCGAGCTTCGTTTGTTACCAACCCTATAAAGGTTGATGATTCAGCCAACGCCGACAGCTATGACGCGCAAGGGAATATATTTAGTGTTGGCACTCTCTTCCCTAACCCTCCCCTTACGGCTTCGCGAGAAGCAAACACTATTATTATTGAAAGTAATGTAGCAGGCGCAGACTTTACCTTAGAAACTGAGGACGGACTTGCGGGTAATGGGATTAAGGATGTTTACAAGCGTATTGATTCTCTCTCGGATCTTCCAACCAAAGCTCCAAACAACTTCGTAATAGAAATTGTAGGAGATGCTGATTTAGATCAAGACAACTACTGGGTAAGATTCACTACTAATAATGGAACAGATTTCGGAGAAGGTGCTTGGGAAGAATACGTAGCTCCTAATGTATCAGACGGTTTAGACGCATCAACTATGCCTATGACTATCCGAAGCACTAACTTCAATACACTTGAAATTGAAACGTTAGACTACGCCAAGAGGAGCGCGGGGGATGAAGACACAAACCCTAACCCTTCGTTTGTTGGGCAAGGGATTAATGACATTGTATTCTTTAAGAATCGTTTAGGATTTATTACTAATGAAACGGTTGTGTTCTCTGAGGCGGGTGAGTTCTTTAACTTCTTCAGAACCACCGTATCGTCCCTATTAGACTCAGCTCCTATTGATATAACTGTTAGTAGCACCAATGTCACTAAGCTAAAGGCCGCTACAATCTTCCAAGAGAACTTGATGTTGTTTGCGGACAACGTCCAGTTCGTGATGAAGGGTGGAGACTTGTTTACACCTAAGACTATCTCGGTGTCTCCTACAACTAACTTTAGTTTAGACGACTCAGTAGACCCTCTTCCGCTAGGCTCCTACGTTTACTTCCCTTTCACTCGTGGTTCCTTCACTGGAGTCCGTGAGTTAGCGCTCAGTGCTAACACAGAGACCTATGATGCTGTAGAGGTAACCGAGCACGTCCCTGCTTACATTCCTAGTAACATTATAGCAATGACTGGGACTACATCGGAGGACGTCATTGCTCTCCTGAGTGCTAATGAAAAAGGTTCCCTATATATCTACAATTACTTCTGGAACAACAATCAAAAAGTTCTTAGTGCTTGGTCTAAGTTTACATTGGATGGTGAGGTAAGAGGAATGGAGTTCATTGACTCAACTCTCTTCTTAATTGTTACTAACGCCACAGAAACGAATCTCGTAGAAATACCCTTAGAGTCTGGTTTAAAGGACGATGCTGGCTATGTTACTCACCTTGATATGCGAGTAGCTGATACAGTCCTAAATGGTGACGCTGTAATCAACCTTCCTTACACTCCAGAGGATGACTCAGTGGAAGTCTACACGACTGACGGGTTAGCCCTTAACTGTTCTAATGTAGGCTCTACAGTCACCCTCAGTAGCGATGTGTCCGCCGATACAGACGTCTGGGTAGGTCTCCCCTACACAATGAAATACACGTTCTCTGAGCAGCTATTCAAAGCTAAAGCAGGAAACGGTAGGAGTCCCTCTAATGCCGCCAAGATGATGATCCGTAATGGTTCTCTCTACTACGACAAATCTGCTTACTTCAAAGTTAAGGTGACCCCTAAGTTCCGTGATACCTACGAGAACATCTTTACTCCTGATGTAGTAGGTTCTTCTACTCTTGGTTCTCTTAGCCTCGACAGCGGTTTCTATCGCTTCCCTGTGTTCACCAAACCCCAAGATACAACTATTACCATCGAAAACGAGAGTGCTCTCCCTAGCACATTCCAGAGTGCCGAGTTTGAATCCTTTGTTCACTCC